CCACCATAAAAGTATTCCATTATCTACTCAATTCTTTTATCATGTTGAACTTACTGATAGCATCTACTACGTTCTCCCAAGCATTAACTTCTGCTACACTAGGTGCATGGATAGTAAAATTCTCCGGATCGTGTTCTGGACATTCTGCCCATATGCTTACTCTAAGACCATATGAGTGAGGTGCACCTGATTCTCTCCAGCAACTGTCACGCTGACTCCAGTAAAATACACCATAACCCTCGCTATCATCACCCAATGATGATTTCTTGTAAGCTAGGTAGTAACCCTCTTTGAGAGGTCTATGGTCTTCGATGTTGTACCAGATGCTAGTAATCATCGTTGTAAGATTGCCCACATGTCAAGTTTACTTTTCATTTTCTGTTCGTTTTCACGAGCTACTTGAAGTTCTCTGTTAGCTTCTTTTGTACACCACTCTGCTGTCTTAATCTCTTGCTTTAGTTCACCAATCAAATCCATTATAGTTCTTGCTTGAAGTTCTTTGATTTCCTTGTTGGCATCGGATAGTTTGTCATTGAGATATTCAACTTCGTTTTCAAGGTGTCTGATGTAATCACCTGAATGATATTCACCGCCGTTGACCACACTTCGAAATGTACACCACACATCATCCATGCCAGCACGTACCAAGTCATCAATGATTGCCCCGTGTACTCGTTGCATGTGTGTGGCAATACGAACTCGCACCGGGTCTTCATCATACTTGATGATGTGGTCGATAAGTTCATTATCTGTTAAGTGATTCAAATTCATTTTAGCTCCATCGTAACATAAACCATTCGTAATCTTTGCTATCTCTAAAGAAAATCTGGTCTTCGTAAGTGTGTACCCAGCGACTCCATGCATCAGGAAATCTGGGCTGCGGACCAAAGTTGTCAGTACACCATTCTTGTACCTCATTGTATTTTCTATGGTCAAAATTTGCTTTGAACCATTGAGCACGACTGAATTGATATTTTGGTTTACTCATATTTGGGATGTAAGGTGCATAGTAGACACCGAGTGTACATAGTTGTTGTGCAGTCATTGTTATCTCTTTGCACAAGTTTTCTTGGTAGATGTGTAGCTTGAACTTGTTCATAACCACTTTAATGAAACATACATGAACAATGATTCATGTAAATTGTATGATGATGTATAGTGCATTGACGACCAGGGTACTGAACCTTCAAAACACTTTTCCTCGTTTTCTTCGCATTGTTTTTGTAGCCACGCATCTAGTGAATTGCTATGTACAGAAATAGTAAACCACTTGCTACCGTCAAACTCAGTTTCTTCGGTCACTGTGAATCTAGGTGCAGTTATAGAAGCTACGCTCACTGTATGAGGGTACATACTAGAGATATCATTGTTTAAAATATTCATAGCCACCTCAAACTAAAATGAATGGCATCTTCTTCTTTGTAAAAGTAGAAGTCCATGTAATATGTTGTTGGATGAGTACTATACCTTGTGCCGGATAAACCAAACTGCTCGATTGCCCAAGCACATGCTTCATTCCAATCGGTAATGATTCCGCCCTTCTTCCAGGGAATGCGTACTCTAGTACCCCGCCAGTGCGAGGGTGTCTCTGATTTGTTGTTTAAGATTTGCGTCACGATGAAACTTCAATGCCCATTGTTCTGGATTTATATAATCAGTAATCATTGTAACTTGTCCTGGATTTAATGTCTCTAGAAAATGGATACCACTGTCGCTACAATACAACATCCATGGACTTATCTTACCCGAACAGATACCGTGACAGATGCGGTTTGGGTTGCTGTATCGAAATACGTCATTGGGTTTTATCTCATCCAGTTCAGCTAAGGTAGTGCAGTATTCTACTCCGCGATATATGGCATCGAACGCATCCTCAGTTCGCAAATATTCGATAAGGAATCTATTGTAGTTAGTATCCTTACACCATACATCTAGTTTGATTTGATTCGATAGCAACCAATCAACGTATCTAGGAATGTTTAAGACTTTTGCATCTACGCAGTATGACCCAAATTTAGCAAATGCAATATAGTATGGGCTAGAGATAAATTCTTCGAACGTTCGGTTCTTTGTTTTACTCATACTATGTTTTTCATAGAATCTGACCCAGCATTGGAAACCGATTCTATTACTGGGATGATCCTTACTAAGCCATCTTTGCTTCTTCTCACATAGATGACTTACTAAGGTTCGTTCACGTGCAAATTCCTTCTTACAGAATTCACATGAGTACTTACTCGTTGCCGAGTTCTCTTTCGTAGTTTCTAATGTCATCATCGGTTACTGTTTGTGCTAATACTTCAATATCTGATATTTTTAAATCAGGGAATCTTTTTGCAAGATAGACTTTTTTCTTGTGTTCTTCAACAAAGGTTTCACTAATGAGTCCTAATGATTCACTATCTGCTTTAGGATATATTTTAGCATAGTATTCTTTAACATCTTTGAGTTTGGGTGTTTCTTTTAGTGTTGATACTTTACTTGACAAGTGAGGAATCCATTGATGGAACTTCTTACCTAATCCAGGACTAGCAGCGCATAACATCATCCATTGCAACTTCGGATGCTTTTGTACATGCTCATTGAATAGATGTTTGTTAGCCGAATACTCAGTGCTCATTACATAGTAACCTTGAACGCCACCGTTATCTTTAACTGCACTCATCCAGTGAGTCATCATATAGGGAACAAACTTGCGTTGTTGTTCTTCTGTCATGTTGTCAAGATAGTGGTAATCTTTACGATCCATAGCCGCAAGTGCTTCGAACAAATCAAAGTCTTGCTTTTCTAGTTTCTCGTCTTTAGGTACTGCTGGTTTCTTAGTTGCCATATTACCACGCTTGGTTATAGTCTACAATCTCACAGTTTCTACTAATCTCTTTTACAAAGTAGACACATCTTGGTTTCTCACTGTCATCAATTGGTACACATAAGAACTGCCCGTTCTTCAATCGAGGTGCGTACCAAGTTACATCGTGATAGATATCAACAATTTCAATATCTAAAAAGCTAGGTCTAAATGCACTTAACGGATTAAACTCAAATGCCCTGAATCCCCTATCATTGATACTCGTGAGCGGAAGCGTTTCTAAGTCACCCATTTCTGCTTCGCCGATTAGTATCTGCCAATCTACTGGCATCTTAATTGTCTTATCACCTATTCGTAATACGAGTGCGGGTGAGTTAAAACTCTCTAAGAAGATTAATGGGATGTAATGATAGTCTACATTTGATGGTGTGCTGTTATCTAAAATAGCAAAGCGCAAGTCATCAACTTCTTCGGGGAGTGTTTCTAGGTTATAGTATTTGTTATCGAGGGTTAAAATTCGCATAGTCTTATTATATCACTTATAGTCAATCTTCTCTACACTAAACGGGTAGTTAGCCTCTTTATAGAAGGCTTTACGTTGTGTCAAATGTCGTTTTGCGAACTTGCAACTAGAAGTAATGTCCCAAATCTGTACGTGGTCTTTGTCTTCTGCCTTGCGAATGCCTCGACCTATTGACTGAATGACCCTAACAAACGATTTACCAGGCTCCACAAGAACCAAGTTAAAGATGCGAGGAATATTAATTCCAACAGCCGCGACGCCGTAAGTCGCAATAATAACCTTGTTAGTAGCTGTCGCAACTTCATCATACTGTTCCTTTCGTTCTGTCATGTCAGTACCACCCGACACAAAACTCACTTCATAATCTAATCTAGCTTTAGTAAATGCTTCACTAAGTCTAGTTTGAATCTCTCTACCGGCAGCAACTCTATCAACTAAAATCAATGTGTTGCCAGTATCTTTAATCTTCTCAAGCATCATACAGATTTTAGTCAATCGCTTATCATCTTCTAATAAGAACTTCAATTCAGATTGGTAATTACTAAACTCTGTTTTGTCTTGTAATTGAACGATGTTCACGTGACACTGTGCAAGAACACCCATCTCTTGTAATGTACTTGCTGAGAGTTTGTTGATAACATTACCTAATGATACATACAATGCTTGCGCTTCAAAGATAGCTTTAGGGATAGTTCCAGTCAATCCGAATCTGATTGGTATGTTACTCATTACGCCAGTTAACAATTCTTTCAACACATCAGCTTTAGCCATGTGAACTTCGTCAACCATGACACAAACAACACCTTCAATAAATTCACCGATTGGAATCTCTGCTTCATCTGCCTTAGTCTTCTTCATCATGTTACCAAGACTTTGCCATGTGCAGATAGTATGTGTCTTACCATAGTCTTTCCTATCACCGAAGTAAACACCAACGTCAAGACCCAAGTTGATATAGTCTGCTTCTGTTTGAACGACTAGTGACTTGTTTGGTACGATAACAATACTGCGACCATACTTCTCAACACTAGCTGATAGTGCCGCAGTGATAAGCGTCTTACCTGCACCCGTAGCAATCTCTTGAATAGACTGTGGATTCTTTAAGAACTCATTGATAATCTCAATTTGATAGTCACGCAATACGACAGGTTGTCCTGCGATTGGATGCTTATCAGGCCATACTTTGTGTGCGAATGTTTGTTCGGTTACTTCGTCAAAGTTGAACGTAGTAGAGTACTCACGTAAGTCTTCCAATTGAATATCATACCCTGCTCTATCAAGCACTGGTAGGATCTGTGGTAGTAAGTTAACATAAGTGCTACCACCCAAGCTAAAGAAACTAATCTTGCCATTCCATCTACCTAATCGGACACTCGGTAAATACCTCGCTCCAGGCTTCTCATACTCGAACATCTTCATCAATGCTTTGCGGTCGCCTAGTTCTAAGCCCTCAATCTTTACATTGACTTCGTCCCTAATTATTAGTTTACATTCTTTCATTTAATCTCGATTGGTTTGTTGTTGCCTAAATGGATTGCTTTGCTCACTCTGAGTTTGCTAGTTTCTTGTGAGCCACCGCCCCATAATGCAGTGTTAATTAACACTGGGTATTTGTAGTGAGCAATATCAATGTCTTGCTTGTCTGTTTTCCTACTGATGAATTGCGCCGGGACCTTGCTGTTACTAAACAATGTTCTTAATGTGTCGCCAATGTTAGAAGAAGTGCCTCGATACACCTCCATAATGACTGCACAATCGCATTCGATTTTTTCAAGAAAGTCAACTAGTTCAGGTATGTCGTCTAGTCCTACAATTGGTTTAGATGACGTTGCAAACTCTACAAGTCGAGTAGCATTATCTGTATCACCTAAACACTCGATTGCTTTTTGTTTAACTTCATCCGATATGATTACGCCGGCACTATGAAGTTTTGCAAGTGTAGTAGGGGACGCATCTAGTATCAGATTGTCCATAAGTAGTTCGATGTGTGGATTGATTCCGGCGACTAGAAAGTTACCATTGATATACTTATATGTTGGATCCCAGCATGTAGCCGGTTCGTATTCTACCAGCATATTTATGATATCAACTATTGCCGGGCAATATCTCACAACATGGTAGTGTTTATCTAGGCATTCTATAAAGTGAGATAGAGTTTCCTCGCATAAAGGTCCGCTCCAAATCCTAGTATCTTTGTTCCACTCTAACCTCACCCTAGTATCTTTAATGTCAGTGATGAAGTCTTTTTTGTACGGGCTACGTATTTCAATTACGTCATCTTTGATAGAGCAAAATGCGTCAGTGTATTCAGGTAGACTGTCGATGGGTTCTACTCCCCAAGGTAACTTTACCATTTCAGTTGCATCGATTTCTTGACGTTGAAGTTGTCTAGCGTATCTAGTTGTTATCTTGGTTAATAACTCCGCTTGATTGCTAGTTGCAGGCTTCTTTGATTGTATATTGGTTGTTTGTAGGTTAGTAAGGAACCGTCTGTCATACGTTCCCAAACTTATGTTTTGCAATAGGTAGTAAACTAACTGTTCTTTTGTAGTCGGCTTCACTTTTGTCATTCAATCATTATACTACTTATGATTGACGAAAGCAACAGCAAAGGACAAAAAAGGGGACCTAAGTCCCCTTTTATTACTTGTTGAAAATTCGTTTTATCTTGAAACCCTGTTCATACAACTCGTCAGCTTCATCCTGACTGTAGCAGTCAAACAAGAACAAATCACCATCATAAATTTCAAACATAGTTACTCCAACAAAAGAACCGTTCGGTTCACATGGTTACAATGACAGCAGTACCGTTGACGATACCGCGCT